TAATATTACCGGATGGCCGCGCTCCCCGATAAAGTAGTGGGCCCTACGCAGTAATTTGTGTCGACCAATGAAAATGCAGCCTCAAAGCTTAAATAATGTATTTACTTTGTTATAAACTTGGCTTCTAAGTTTTGAAAAAACCATCAATATGTGGGATCCTTTATTAAATGAATTTCCAGATTCAGTTCATGGTCTCCGTTGTATGCTTGCAATAAAATATTTGCAGCTAGTTGAAGAAACCTATGAACCCAATACTCTGGGTCATGATCTAATTAGGGATCTCATTTCCGTCATTCGTGCTCGTGACTATGCCGAAGCGAACAGGCGATATACTAATTTCAACGCCCGTTTCGAAGGTTCGTCGAAAACTGAACTTCGACAGCCCGTATACCAGCCGTGCTGCTGCCCCCACTGTCCAAGGCATCAAGCGTCGATCATGGACTTACAGGCCCATGTATCGAAAGCCGCGGATGTACAGAATGTACAGAAGCCCTGATGTCCCCTTTGGTTGTGAAGGTCCTTGTAAAGTCCAGTCGTATGAGCAGCGTGACGACGTCAAGCATACCGGTGTTGTTCGTTGTGTTAGTGATGTAACTAGGGGTTCTGGTATTACACATAGAGTAGGTAAACGGTTTTGTATTAAGTCAATCTATATTTTAGGGAAGATTTGGATGGATGAAAATATAAAAAAACAAAATCATACTAACCAGGTCATATTCTTTTTAGTACGAGACCGAAGGCCGTATGGAACTAGTCCTATGGATTTTGGTCAAGTTTTTAACATGTTTGATAATGAACCTAGTACGGCTACTGTGAAGAACGATTTAAGGGATAGGTACCAAGTAATGAGGAAGTTCCATGCCACGGTGGTAGGTGGTCCGTCAGGGATGAAGGAGCAGTGTCTGTTGAAGAGGTTTTTTAAAGTTAATACCCATGTAGTTTATAATCATCAAGAGCAGGCGAAGTATGAAAACCATACTGAGAATGCGTTGTTGTTGTATATGGCATGTACTCATGCTTCTAACCCAGTGTATGCTACGTTGAAAATACGTATCTATTTTTATGATGCTGTAACAAATTAATAAAGATTGTATTTTATTTCATGTTGTTCAATTACATTTATTGTGTTTTCAAGTACATCATACAATACATGATCAACTGCTCTGATTACATTGTTAATTGAAATTACACCAATACTATCTAAATACTTAAGAACTTGATGTCTAAATACTCTTAAGAAACGACCAGTCTGAGGCTGTAATGTCGTCCAGATGCGGAAGTTGAGAAAACATTTGTGAATCCCCAATACCTTCCTGATGTTGTGGTTGAATCTTATCTGAATGGAAATGATGTCGTGGTTCATTAGAAATGGCCTCTGGCTGTGTTCTGTTATCTTGAAATAGAGGGGATTGTTTATCTCCCAGATAAAAACGCCATTCTCTGCCTGAGGAGCAGTGATGAGTTCCCCTGTGCGTGAATCCATGATTGTTGCAGTTGAGGTGGAGGTAGTATGAGCAGCCACAGTCTAGGTCTATACGCTTACGCCTTATTGGTTTCTTCTTGGCTATCTTGTGTTGGACCTTGATTGATACTTGCGAACAGTGGCTCGTAGAGGGTGACGAAGGTTGCATTCTTGAGAGCCCAATTTTTCAAGGATATGTTTTTTTCTTCGTCTAGATATTCCCTATATGAGGAGGTAGGTCCTGGATTGCAGAGGAAGATAGTGGGAATTCCCCCTTTAATTTGAATGGGCTTCCCGTACTTTGTGTTGCTTTGCCAGTCCCTCTGGGCCCCCATGAATTCCTTGAAGTGCTTTAAATAATGCGGGTCTACGTCATCAATGACGTTGTACCATGCATCATTACTGTATACCTTTGGGCTTAGGTCTAGATGTCCACATAAATAATTATGTGGGCCTAGAGACCTGGCCCACATTGTTTTGCCTGTTCTGCTATCACCCTCAATGACAATACTATTAGGTCTCCATGGCCGCGCAGCGGAAGACACGACGTTCTCGGACACCCATACTTCAAGTTCATCTGGAACTTGATTAAAAGATGAAGATAAAAAGGGAGAAATATAAGGAGCCGGAGGCTCCTGAAAAATTCTATCTAAATTACTATTTAAATTATGAAATTGTAAAATATAATCTTTCGGTATTAATTCTTTAATGATTCTAAGAGCCTCTGACTTACTGCCTGAGTTAAGAGCTGCGGCGTAAGCGTCATTGGCTGACTGCTGACCCCCACGTGCAGATCGTCCGTCGATCTGAAACTCACCCCAGTCGACGGTGTCTCCGTCCTTATCGACATAAGACTTGACATCTGAACTGGATTTAGCTCCCTGAATGTTTGGATGGAAATGTGCTGCCCTGCTTGGGGATACCAGGTCGAAGAATCGCTGATTTTGGCACTTGAATTTCCCTTCAAATTGGATAAGCACATGGAGATGTGGTTCCCCATTCTCGTGGAGTTCTCTGCAAACTTTGATGTATTTTTTATTTGTTGGGGTTTCTAGGTTTTTTAACTGGGAAAGTGCTTCTTCTTTCGTTAAGGAGCACTTAGGATATGTGAGGAAATAATTTTTGCAATTTATTTGGAAGCGCTTAGGGGGAGCCATATGGTCAATGAGTACCGATTGACCAAGATTTTTACACTTATCCCTGGTGTATCGGTACTCAATATATAGTGAGTACCAAATGGCATATTGGTAATTTTGTAAAAGTACAATGCAATTCAAAATTCAAAATTCAAAAATCAAATCATTAAAGCGGCCATCCGTA